GCTGCAACACAAACTGCAAAACCAACAGCTGCAAAACCAGCTGCAACTGGAACGAGGCGCAAAAAAGCAGACCCAAGTAAAGAAGATCCAGATTTAGCAAAAGCTGCTCAGGGAGTATTTTTTACTGCCCCCAAAGGAAACGGAAATAAGAAATAATGGCAAAGACTAAAAGTCGTAAAGTTGCTGCTAAGCCTAATCGCGTAGCTGTAAAAGCTGACCGCAAAACTAATAAAGGCGGAGTGCGTATGGTTAATGTGGGCGGCGCGTCTAAGCCTTCTTCTACTAAAGCAGTAGATGAAGCACGTGCTCTTGCACAAGATGCTTTTGCTGCTCAGCAAACAGATGAAATTGGCCCAATTCCTCGCGTTACTAAAACCACTCGTGGAAAAAAGACAGTTGTTACTGAAGAAACTGCTCAGCAAACTCAAGGACGTTTAGCTACCCGCAAAAAGCGAGCAGCGCAAATGGCAGAACTTCCTGCAGGGCAGACTGTTGTTATGCGTCAACCTTCTACTCCCGGAGCATTAGCTGCCGGAGTTGCTGAGGCAAGTGTCCCTGTTTCAGGAACAGGTGCAGGATCTGCACCATCACCCGTAGTATCTACTGCGCCCGGTAAATTAGTAAACGTACGGCGCACAAGAAAAGGCAGAGGCTCAGTAGGAGCGCCAGATTCAGCAGGATCTGGAGATATGATTGAGATCCGTGACCGTGCGGAAATATCAGCTGACCGTAGAGCTGCTAAGGGTCGAAGTCCTGCAGTAAAACCAGGAAGATCAAGAAGTGGTGACCGTCGTGCTGTGTCCTCTGCAGCACTTAAATCAACTTCAGGTACTGTAAACACTCGTAGACGTGGCGCAGCTAAGTTTGATAAGTTAACTTCAGCGCAGATACCTACTGCTCAAGAAAGAGCTGACGGCGCATATCAAGGCGATAATAAAACTGCTAACCCTGATTCAGTAGTTCCAACAACTGCATCTGAACGACATATTTATTACGCAATGAAAGCTCGTGAGTCTGACGTGCAAAACGTATCTTCTAACATACAAAGCCGACAAATTGCAGAAGCAATGAAAAGAGCAGGAACTACTACTAGTAAAGCTGCTAAACCAGAAGATGTTGCAGCAGCGCTAAAGTCTAAAAAAATAAAGAAAGCTGAAGCTGAAGATTTGCTAAGAGGTTCTAGAGTTAAAGTTCAGAATCCTATTAATCTTGGTATACAGGGTTCTAAGGAAGACACAGAGGCTGCATTAAAAGCTGGCCATATTACAGAAACTGATGCGATGCACATTAGTGCTGATTATGCTGCAGATCGTTTAGTGCCTACTACTGATAAGTACGTAGGTAGCGATTTAGCTATGGCGCATGAATTATCTAATCACTTAGGTCATCCAGCATCAGTAATTCAAAGATATGTAAGAGATAGAGTACCTGGCGGCATGAAAGAGTATAGAGATAAAATTATTTCTAATATTCGTGGTGAAGGTAAACTTACTCACTGGACACCTACTGGAGATCCTAAGCGTCCGTATGCGCCCTCAACATCACGTAAAAGCGGAACTGTTCGCGCACGGCGCCGTAAGGGGCTTGAAAATAGAACAGTTGATGTGACAACCCCTACAGGAGGTCCTGCAGGAAGTCTTGCCCATCACGATTACGAAAAACTACAAATTACTAACTACTCTGAGGAAAGCCCAACTCAAAAGAGTACTTCTCGTAAACGTGGCTCTCATCCAATTACCGACTCAATACTTTCGGATGTGATGACTCACGGAGCTGTTACAGTTCATACTCCTCAAGGAGAAACTTTTGATTACAAGAAAGTTGCTGGAAAAGCTCAAAGAGTTTCAAAACCTCAAGCAAAGCCTAAAGGCTTTGTTCCTCCTAAGGGAAGCGGTGGCTCTGTTGCAATAGCTGAAAATGCAGGCACAACACCAACGGTATACAAAAAAGCAGGATTTACTTCTGTTAGGTCCCCACGTAGGCCCACATAACATGTATCCAGATCCAGCTAATATACCTAGAGAGTCTAAAGAAGCTCGCCCATGGAATGAGCACAGTGTGCTTGTTGCTGGGCAAACTTACGGCATTCGGGGGTTTAAAAGCATGGCTGATGTACAGCAGTACGAAAACGCTTTAATTAGAAAAAATATTTTGCATCCAGAAGATCGCATATCCTGCGATGGTCCTGGATGTAACGTAGCGCGTAAAGATGGCAAACATAACCACGGTGAACAGGGGCTACTCTTCTAATGGCTGAGACAAAGAAGTTTGGCCCATACAAGGGCTCTGACGCTAATGGCGGTCGCCCTATCTACGTCTACAAGAAAAAGGTAGGCGGTAAGTGGGTTACTACATCTAAGAACAAAGCCCGTGCTGATTATGAATCAAAAAACGGAAAGCTACCTCGAAATACTGACGTTGACCATAAAGATAATAATAAGAAGAATGACTCAAAGGGTAACCTACGCGCTATGTCTCACAGCAAGAACGTAGGCAAAGAGAACAAGCGCAGAGCCGGAAAGAAGAGCAAATGAAACCAGGCAAAATAGCTAGGGTTGCCAGTATTGTTTCTGATGTAGCTAAATCAGATAACCCAGCTGATAAAGCAGGAGCTGTTGCTGCAGGTGCCGCTATTGCCGCACACCCTATTGCCGGAACTTTAGCCGCACCTCTTATTAAAAAAGGTGTTTCCAAAGTTGTGCAAAAAGGAATAGATACCGCTAAAGATCCAAAAGTACAAGCTAAGGCTAAAGAAGTTGGTGGAAAAGTTGCGCGGAGAGGAAGAAGCGCTGTGCGTGGTTTAGCAAGTCGAGCAGGGGAACTAAGAACAGGTTTAGGTAACAAATGAAGACAGAGCCAGGTCAGTTTGATAATTTAGACAATTTGCCTCAAAAAAACGGTAAAATAGACTGGTCTTCTTTTGAAGCTCTTGCAAGAAAAGAGTTAAAGAAAAGTAAGAAAAAAATAGAGAAACAAGAGGACATAGACCCTTATGCCTAAGTCACCAGCATGGACTAGAAAAGAAGGCCAAAATCCTAATGGCGGACTAAACGCCAAAGGACGCGCCTCAGCTAAAAAAGAAGGCCACAATCTAAAGCCTCCTGTAAAGAAAGCTGAAGCTGCCAAGTCAAAGAAGTCTGCCGCACGTCGTAAGTCATACTGTGCTCGATCTGCAGGCCAAGCTAAAATGTTTCCTAAGGCAGCTAAAGATCCAAATAGTCGTTTGAATAAAGCCAGACGAGCCTGGGATTGCTAAGAGATACTTAATCTAGGTGCCCCGATCAGGCGCTGTAAATCCCTCTAGAGAAAAAGGACATAATGTCAAGTTATAATTCACCCGCAGCAGTTGGGTCTGACAACGCTACAGGAGCAGAATCCGTAGCTATTGCAGCAACTGCAGCTACGCTTAACAACAATGGTAATCTTACAGACTCAGCAGGAAACCTACAGATTGACTTTGTATGGGGATCCCGCCCACCTCTACCAAATGATGAGCGTGCTGATGGAACTCCAGCAGCAACAGTTGCATACGGAGATGCGCAAAATGCACAGTGGACAACTACAACTACAGTTCCTAGTGCACGCCTAAATCCAGCACTTGGAAATCACTCAGACATTGAAGCTGAGTGGTCAGGTTTTCCAGGATTTATTCCTAGCGCAGGTAACTACAAGGTTACAGCAGCTTCAGGCAACGGAACAACAGTTACTTACACCTCACTAAACCAACTTCAACCAGGAGACGTTGTAAACATTACAGGTCTTACAGCTTCAGCTTACAATCTTTCAGCAGCAACAGTTGCTACAGCTAACAAGCTACAGTTCACAGTAACTAACGCAGCTAACGCTGGTGAAATTACAGGACAGTGGTACGGCAAGGTAGAATCAACAACTGCCCTTTCTGCATCTGATGGTGCTGGAATTGGTTACATCGTAGTACCTAGCGTACTTGGTAACACCACAGCGGTAGCCCTTGATACCCTTAAGGATGCTGGTTACGAAGCAGCTAACATCACTACAGCTACAGCAGCTACAAACGCAGTCTCAACAATCACAGCAGTATCACGCACAGGTACAACAGCAACAATCACCTCAGCAGGTGCTGGCGCTAAGTACCCAGTAGGCACAAAGATCACTGTTGCGTCACTTGTAGCACCAGATACAGCGCTTAACGGTACATTTACAGTTACAGCAGTTGCTACAAACACTGTTTCTTACACAACCACAACTACAGGAGCGCTATCAACAACAGGTCTTTCTGTTGCTGGTCTTTCAGGTGTTGCTGGAACAATCAAGACTCAGTCAGTTGCAGCAGGAGCAGCTTCAGTTGCCTCAACAGCTACAATCACAATTACACCTCACGCAACACTTTCATAAACTCAACACAAACAAAAGGCCCGCCAGTTTGGCGGGCTTTTTGCATTTTAAAATGATATATTAGTTTTACCTATGAAGCGCTTGCGCCTATTCGCAGCACTATTCGTTTTAACATCCGGAGCCTTCTTTCCCTTATTATTCCCAAACCCTGCTTATGCAGAGATGACCCCTGCAGGAACAACAATTACCTGCGCCAAAGATGACGGCACTCAAAAAGTTTTTAATGTTGGTTGGGATAATTCACAAGCCTTTTTTAATGGTAAAGGTGATATTGCTGCGCTTTTCTGCACAGGCGGGTTTTCTAACGGGTTTCCAATTTTTGTTTCAACAACTGTTCCTGATGGGCCTCTTCGCTATTACAACGGAGTAGTTCCAACACCGATTGAACCAACGCCTACTCCAACACCTTCACCAACACCTTCTGATACATCTACTGCAACAACTCCGACTCCAAGCCCTTCGCCATCAGATACACCAACAGCAACAGTAGATCCAACCCCTAGCCCAACACCTACTCCCGAATCATCAGTTTCGCCCGAGCCGAGTCCAACGCCATCTCCAAGTCCGACTGCCTTACCTTCACCGACTCCCACTCCGACTTCTGAACCCACACCCACTCCGGTTTCAACTCCGGAACCGACTCCAACTCCGACACCTGTAGTAACGCCTGAGCCAACTCCTTCTCCAAGCGCCACACCCGAAGCAACACCGACCAGTAGCCCAGAACCGACCCCATCAACAACCCCACAAACACCAGAACCAACTCCATCGCCTACTCCTGTTCCCGTTGAACCAACGCCCATACCAACAATCCCACCAGCAGTGGAACCAACACCGACACCAACCCCAACACCAGAACCAACACCAGAACCTACCCCAATTCCAATTCCCGAACCACCTGTGGTCTCTCCCACGGTTCCAGAACCTCAACCTGTTCCTCAACCTGAGCCAACTCCTGAGCCGACTCCGGCGATTCCAGAACCCGAGCCTGGTATTCCTCCAATAACTCCCGAACAGCCTTCTGAGCCGCCGGTCGAGCCTGTCCCTGTAGATCCCATTCCTGAGCCACCCGTTGAGCCTGAGCCAGGGCCTGAGCCTCTCCCAGAGCCTCTCCCAGAGCCTGAGCCAGGGCCTCAACCTGAGCCAGAGCCAGCCCCAGAGCCTGAACCTGTTCCTGAGCTCGAACCTGAACCAAGTCCTGAGCCTGAGCCAAAGCCTGAGCCACCCGTTGAGCCTGAGCCTGAACCTGAGCCACAGCCTGAGCCTGCACCTGAGCCTGCACCTGAACCTCCTATAGTAGAACCTGAACCAGATCCTACCACAGAAGCTGAAGAAGTCGCCAGTGCTGTAGAAGATGTTTTATCTGACGGCACTCTTTCTGCCGCTGATTCTGAAGCCGTTATGGATGCTTTAACCGCAGACGGAGAAGTTACTGCTGCAGAAGTGTCTGCCCTATCTGAAGCTTTATCTGAAGATGGAAAGCTAACTACCGCTGAAAAAGAATTAGTTGCGGAAGCGCTTATTGAATCAGTAGCCCCTGGAGAAACTCTTACAAAAGAGCAAATTCAAGATGCTGGTATTGAGTATAAGGACCTTCCTGAAGAGACCCCTGTTGAGGTTAGGCAGGATGAAGAAGGTAATGAAGTTATAATTACAGCAGACGTAGCTGCGGCTCTAGTTTTACTAGAGAATCCATCCGAATTAATTGGCGCAATATTTAGCGACCCAGGTGAGGCACTACAAGCATTTGCAAGTATTGGTGCTGATATGTCTACTGAAGAGCGCGAAGAATCAACAAAAGCTGTTGTTGCAACAGTTATTGCGGCAGGTGCTGCAATAAATGCTGTTGGTGCTGCTGCAGGTGCTGCAAGTGGCTCAACAGGAGGAAGTACTGGAGGCGGAGGCGCTTCTGGCCCATCAGGATATAGGAGAAAACCGTGAGAATACTAAGAGATATGATCGACCAGCTATGGACACTACTAGGCATGTTTATTGCCTGGGTTGTTCTAGACGGGTCAGCTAAAACCATTGTAGGCTATGCGATTGTAGGAACACTATTTGCGTGGGCGGTGACTTACCCATTACGTAACCCAAAGGATGACGAATGATTAAAAGAGGTTTATTAGCTTTACTTTTAGCTCTATCGTTAACTAGCTGTGGGTATAACGGCTTTTTTAGATATCCTTGCCAAGACCCAAAAAACTGGGAAACACCAGAATGTAAGCCGCCTATCTGTACTGCTACACAGACTTGTCCTGTAGACTTAGTTAAAACCCCGCAACCAGAAGGAACACCAAATGTTTAAAGAAAAGCTAACACCACAAGATCTAGATGCTAGATTAAAATTTATTCTAGGTATCACCTTAGGAACTATTCTTTTGTGCACATCTCTAGGAATCCTATACGGCCTTTTGTTTGTAACACAGCCTATTGGAGCACAGTCAGAGAATGACAAGATGTTCTTCAATGTTCTAGGAAGCATTGCTACTTTTATTACAGGAACGCTTGCAGGTATTCTAATTGGACAGTCTGGTGCTAAAGATGTTATGGCAGCACAGTTGTCAAATAAAGAGATGGACGCAAAAAACACACAAGCTGACAAGAAACTTGAAGCAGAGATTGATGCTACAGCAGCACGTTTGGCAGCAAAGCCAGATGGCGCAATGCCAGAGGCACAGCCAGTTGATACAGATTGGGATAAAGAATAATGGCAGATCAAGGAACAGCGGCTCGTCTTATTGAAGTTGCTACAGCAGAGCTAGGTACTATCGAAGGTCCTAAGGACAACGAAACAAAGTACGGAGCTTATACAAAAGCTAACTTCCAACCATGGTGCGGAAGCTTCGTTAACTGGTGTGGAAACGAGGCTGGGGTAAAGATCCCTAATACTGTTTACACTCCAGGTGGAGCACAGGCGTTTAAAAAAGCTGGCTCATGGATTGATGGTGACATTGCGGATCCAGAACCAGGGGATATTGCCTATTTTGATTTTCCCTCAGATGGCGTAGATAGGATTTCTCACGTAGGCATTGTTATTAAGGACAATGAAGACGGAACTGTTTGGTGTATCGAAGGAAACACTAGTCCAGATAAAAAGGGCTCACAACGCAATGGCGGTCAAGTATCTAAGAAACTTCGTGCTTTCAAGAAGAACAAGGCCGGTGAAATGATTTCAATTGTAGGCTTTGGTCGCCCAAAGTTTAAAGCAGCGGGGTCGGCAGCTCCAGCAGCTAAGTGCCCAACTTGCGGTAAGTAATTGATCGATGTTAGATAAAATTAAAGAAGCTAAGCAAAATAGCCACGGCATTGTATTTGAAAACTACCAAACCCCAAACATTACTTGGGAAGAAGTTTTAAACTTTTTATACAAAGAGTCAACTACTACGAACCATGAGTTAGCAAAAAGAGTAAAAGAACACGGTAATGATGACTTTATATCAATCGGTAATGTACAAATACAAAGCAAGTTTTGGCTTGCCCCTCAAACGTCTGACATATTCAAAGAGTTTAAAGGGGTATCAGAACTTCTATCCGGTTTAAACAACGGGCAAGAGGACACTTCGTGCGGCTACTATAAAACCATGTCACATACTTGCGACCTTGATTGGCATTTTCAAGGTATACGAGTATCTCTTTCTAATAGGCTTGTTTCAGATCACCACGACCCACATGACATATTCTATTGGCAAATACTAGGAACATCTTTTTGGAAAATAGATGGGGACATTACCCATACGTTAAACCCCGGGGATATGCTTTACCTACCCCTTGAAAATTCACATGAAGTTTGGTGCGATGGTCCTAGAGCAGGACTCTTAATAGATAATCTAAATAGTAACGTATAGTAAAAAACCCCCGGCTAATAACCGGGGGTTTTTTATTACTTCTGAGGGAACTTTTGTAAAAAGTCCTCGTATCGTTCTCCGTTACGTTGTCCTGGGTATATCTTCCAAGAAGACCAGTCTTTGCCACCATTTGTCATGTGGTAAGCAATTTGAGCGTTCTTAACTGGATCAAATAGATCCTTGTCACTTTCTAGGTTGAATTTCTCCCGCCTAGCTTCCCCTAGGCTACCAAGCATGTTTATCTGGAAAATTCCATAGGAATTATCTCCAGTGCTTGTGTCTCCGTTATGGGCTTTTGGACGACCGTTAGATTCTTTCTTGGCAACCGCCCAGGCAATCCTGAGGGCTTGTCCTTTAAAACCTACCTGAATGAGAAGGTCTTTAAGGTTTTGGTCTGAGAGCTCGGTAGCGTCTCTGTATAGGTCTAGGCCAGTTTTTACTGGCACGGCCACAGTTACAGTAGGTTCTTCTTCAGCTGCTAGAGCTGGAGGTATCCACGGAAGTGCGGCACATAGTACGAGTATTCCAATTTTCTGTTTAGCATTACCTTGCACACTATCTCCTAGGCTAGAAGGCCAGTTCTGACCCTATGTGTGTCACTCACATGAGGCAACTCAACGTCTGTCTGTTAAGTTCGTACTGCAACCCTTTTGTTACGTAGTTAGTGATGGCCCAGTTGCCCAGGCCATGGATATACCGTAGCAGTAAATACAGGGGTCACGCAACCGTTGAGTGTGATAAAAAACATAGACTACGTGTAAACTAGGGTCGAAAAGGAGCTACATATGAAATTATCTTGGGAAGAGTATAAAAACTCTATTACTGATGCCGTTAGCGAGCTACCGGTAGTTACACCACCTCCAGCGCCTTCAATTGAAGAAGCAATTAAAGAGGAAGTAAAAGAAGAAGAAGCTAAGCCAGTAAAGAAAAAAGCACCGGCAGAGCCTGAAGCACCATCAGCTGAATGAGAATTGAACGGATCATAACTCGTCAAGGGCACCCAGTACCCGGTAGGGTAACTGAACCTAGGGGCCCTTTTCCACCGGAGCTATTAGCTGAACCAAAAATCATATATGAATATGGTCGTCAGTCAGATAGTGGGGAAGAAGATCTCCCCGTTGAAGGAACTGCACAAAATAACTTTAAAGAGTCAAAATGGTTTAGTTGTAACTCTTGTGACCTAGTAATAGCTGATTCTCAAACTGAAACACATATTTGCGAGGAGTAACTAAGTGGCAGAAAGAAAACTAACTCCAGCGCAAATAGCTGCCAGAAAAGCAAGGTCTGCAATTGGTAGCGTAAGAAATCAAGTAGACCAGCAAAAGTATTTAGAGGGCTTGCCAGCAAATGTTCGTAGTGCTTACGAAAAAGGTCGATATGACTTTACAGAGGTTTTAGAAACCTTTGGGTCAGATATAGACAAAGACATTGACGTTAGAGGCGCTGGGTATAATATTGACCAGACTGGTCCGTATAGATCTGGTGATGATGCTCTTGCCATCTATCCAGAAGACGACCCCGCCTATGGCCCCGCACCTTTTGATGATGAGGAGTTTACAGAGGTCCCAACACAAACTAGCCAAATTGATAGGCCACGAACTGTTGCGGCATCTTACTCGCCAGAAAGATCTGTCTTAACGCTTGTATTTAGGGACTCAACAATTTATAACTATTACGATGTTAGTATTGACGAATGGAGAGATTTCAAACGTTTAACCACTAAGTGGGCGTATATATCAGACCACTTAAACTTTAAACCTAGAGGTCCCGCAAGTACTTCAGACCTACCACCTAAACTACGGTATCTAGCCTATAGAGGCGCAAGAGCCCTTCAAATAAAGAAGAACACATGAGAACACGAGACTTTGGTAATTTTTACTGGCACAACCTTACTTATCCGTATAAGCCTAAAGGTTTATGGGAACCCGCAGATACGCAAGAAATTGACGAGCCATTCAGAAGAGGCCATGGGTTAGCAATTAGGGTACCCTTTACCTGTAAAGCTATAGTTATAGGGCACTGGAAAGAAACTGGTTACTCAGAAAATCAAGCGCTAACCTACGCTATAAATGGTAGGGGTTTGAAAAAAGATGAGGTTGATTGGGATTTTATTAGGTCTATGGATTTGGAGAACGAACTAAATGTTCAAAAAGAAGAAAGAACAAAGAGAGAAAACAAAGCTTGAAAAGAGAGTTGCTAGCTTACCTAGTGCTGAACTAGTAGGTTGGTCAGAAAACGCGCTCTATTCAGTTAGTCGTAACTTAGCCACTTGGCAAAAAAGTGGGGACACTTTTTATCTAGAAGAAGCAAACGTGGGTATAGAAGCCCTTAAAGCTATAGTTGATACCCTACGTGAAAGGTCCCAATGAAAGAAGATTTTGATTTTGAAGACCTTGAGGAAGACGAAGAAGAATTTGAAGACGACGAAAGTGAACTTGACGATTTAGATGTAATAGACCACGCGCCTAATGAAGATTATGATTATGACGATGTAGAAGAATTTGAAAAACTTCATAAAGAAGACGAGCTTGATGAATTATCTAAAGAGTTTGTCGACCTACTTGTAAATAAAATTATGGATTTTATGGTCATATTAGTAGGACATGATCTACACCCATATCAAAAACCTTTAGCTAGACGCATTATTGAATCTGTAATTGTTAACGATGGCGAAGAAGTAACCGCTTTAGCCTCACGTCAGTCAGGTAAGTCAGAAACTGTAGCTGATACTGTTGCTACCCTGATGGTTTTGCTGCCCCGTTTAGCAAAAATGTATCCAGAACTATTAAGTAAGTTTGCAGACGGTATATGGGTGGGAATGTTTGCTCCTATTCAAGCTCAAGCAGAAACTTTGTTTTCTAGAACCGTGTCTCGTCTAACAAGTGAGCGTGCGCTAGAAGTCCTAGGGGACGCTGAAATTGATGACATGACCGTCAAAACTCCAGGAGTAACAAGAAATATCAAATTAAAGAACTCGGGGTCATCTCTTATGATGATGACCGCTAACCCACGTGCAAAGATTGAGTCTAAGTCTTTTCATTTGATGGTTATTGATGAGTGTCAAGAAGCAGATGACTTTATTGTTTCTAAGTCTATTGCTCCTATGGGTGCGTACTACAACGCAACTATGGTTAAGACAGGGACACCCACCACGCATAAAAATAACTTTTATAGGTCTATTCAATTAAACAAGCGTAGGCAGACCGGTAGATCCTCCAGACAAAACCATTTTCAATGGGACTGGAAAGATGTAGCTAAATTTAACCCTAATTATGAGAAGTTCATTAGAAAAGAGATGCTACGTATTGGCGAAGACTCTGATGAGTTTCAACTATCTTATAACTGCAAATGGCTATTAGAACGTGGAATGTTCGTTACTTCCTCTGTTATGGATGATCTTGGCGATACTTCTCAAGAAGTTGTAAAAAGCTGGCATAGATCTCCTGTAGTAGTTGGTATCGACCCGGCTAGAAAAATGGACTCTACAGTCGTTACAGTTGTTTGGGTTGACTGGGATCGTCCAGATGAGTTTGGCTACTACGATCATCGCATCTTAAACTGGATGGAAATCCAGGGAGATGACTGGGAAGAGCAGTATTTTCAAATAGTAAACTTTTTAGGTAATTATGACGTCATGGCTGTTGCGGTGGACTCTAACGGAGTAGGAGATGCCGTAGCTCAAAGACTAAAGATTTTGCTACCCAGGGCGCAAGTAATTTCTTCCCTTTCTAGCCCTACCGAGCAGTCAAAGCGTTGGAAGCACCTTCAAGCCCTAATTCAACGCCAGATGATATCTTGGCCAGCTCACGCCAAAACTAGAAGATTACGTATGTGGAAGCGTTTCTACCAACAAATGACCGATGCGGAAGTACAATATAAGGGTCCTAACTTCTTAGTGGCGGCTCCTGAAGAGGCGCATGCTCACGATGACTTTGTGGACGCATTGGCCCTAGCTTGTTCTTTAACTCAAGAGATGGTTATGCCTACCGTAGAGGTAAGTGCATCTCCTTTCTTTAAGTAAAGATTTTTGAGTTTAGGCAGAAAAGTTTAAGTATTAGTACCAAACTCTTACTTAAGGATCCTTAAACCTATAGGAGAAAATATAAATGGCAGAAAACATTGCGCCAGTTCCATCGTTCCCAGAGCGCGTGGGAACAGTCTATGAGCGTAAAATGTCAGCAGCACAGGCAGGACTTCGTGGTCCACTTCGTTTTGAAGAAGGCGTAGCTACTGATACAGACGTTCCAAATGACTTCCAGCTCGGTCTTAACCAAGGTTACGACACACCAGCTGGTCGCCCAAACCATAACGTTAATGTTATGGAAAAATACCCAGAAGAGACCATGCGAGCTCGCGCTCACGTTGGATCTGCTGCTTGGGTAGAGGCACCTACATATGTTGGGGAGTTCTCAAGCGGAACTTTCGGTGACTATGCAGAAATTAAGATCGAAGAAGTAATTCGCTCAGGATCACGCTATGGACGCATGAACCCTGCAGCTGTTACAGACTAAATAAGATATACTTTACAGGTACCCGGCTTCGTACTCTTTCTCCGAAGTCGGGCACCTGTAATTATTTAGGAGATAAATGGCTAAAGTAGCAGCGAATCAAAAGCTATGGAATAGCTTGATGCGACAAGCGAAAGCTAAGTATCCAACAAAACGTCCAGGTGCTGGCACTAACAGGGCAGCTAATAAATGGGCTAGTCAAGAGTACGCTAGACAAGGCGGCGATTGGGTAAGCTCTATACGAGAAGTAGATCCAAAATTACGAGATCCTAAAAAAGAATTAGAAGATAAGAAAAAAGCAAAAATTTCAAGGATTAAAAAAGAGAAAAAAGAGCGGAACATACTGTAATCAAATGAAAGGGCGACATAGATTTATGGAGAGTGACGGCAAGTGAGCATTGACTTTAGCCCACCTAGTTATAGGGCAGCCTCATCTGACTTAACGATTTCCATTTCACCACTAGGTCTTGTAGAACTTGCTGATGAAGAGTTTGAAGTACACGGCCCACGCTTAAATAGATACTCTCTTAACTGGGCAATGTACCTTGGGCACCATTGGGCTTACCGCCGTGAAATTGGCGAAGCACAAATGGTATTTAACTATTATAGAGCTTTTACAGATTACATAGTAAATTTTAGTTTTGGTCGCGGAGCCTCATTCCGTAGCCCTTACTCAACAGAAGCAATCATCCCCGATGTCTTAAAAAGAGTGTGGGAAACAGATAACGATAAGCATGGCGTTATGTGGGAAATGGGCCAACAAGGCGGAGTTTCTGGGGACTGTTTTGTAAAGGTCGCCTATGAAGAAGCTTTTACGGATAGTGTAGGCCGCAATCATCCAGGACGTGTGCGAATACTTCCGCTTAACTCCTCATTTTGTTTTCCAGAGTTTCACCCACACGATCGTTCACGTTTAATACGATTTAAGCTTAAGTATCGATTCTGGGGTACTTCCCTTGAAGGAACACGTCAGGTATACACATACACTGAAATCCTTACAGATGACCGTATTGAAGAATATATTAATGATGAGCTTATTGATTCACGACCAAACCCACTAGGAACTGTTCCGGTTATTCATATACCTAACGTACGTGTTTCTGGTTCTCCCTGGGGCCTTTCAGATGGCCACGACATTATTGTTTTAAACCGTAGCTACAACGAAATTGCTACTGATATCTCAGATATTGTTAACTACCATGCGGCACCAGTTACTGTTATTACAGGTGCTAAGGCCTCGTCCCTAGAAAAGGGACCTAAAAAGGTCTGGGGCGGGCTACCAAAAGACGCTCAAGTATTTAACCTCGAAGGTGGCGGACAAGGTCTTGTAGGTGCTATGGAGTACCTAAAGATTATTAAGACATCCATGCACGAGATGATTGGTGTTCCTGAGTCTGCTCTTGGTCAAGTACAGCAAATTTCTAATACTTCCGGCGTTGCTTTGGCTATCCAGTATCAGCCACTTATGAACCGATACAACCAAAAGATTGTTCAATACAGCGAAGGTTTAAAAAGAATTAATGAGCTTATTCTTTTAACTCTTGCAGTTAAAGAACCAGAGATGTTTATGTATAATCCCGACTTTAACGGCCCAATTAAAGCGGATCAACTACAGGTATGCGACCCTAATGATCCACTAACGTATGAGACTACTGTGCACTTCCCACAGCCTCTCCCACTAGACAAGCTAATTCTTTTGAATGAAATTCAAACAAAAATGAGTATGAACTTAGAAAGCCGAGAAGGGGCATTACGTACCCTAGGCGAAGACTTCCCAGACGAGAAGCTAGAAGAAATCCGTTCAGAGCTTATAGAAGACGCCAAGGCCGATGGGGCCTTGAACCTCATCAAGTCACAGATCAACTCAGCTATTGCATCACTTACTGGAATACTACCTGAAGGACAGGGCGAATTAGCCCCTGGACAAGAGGCTGGAGCGGGCGTTGGGCCTGGACCTGCTGGTCAACCAGGAATAGTTACCCCATTTGAAGCTCAAACAATTGAGCAGATGCAAACAGACTTAGTAACAAAAGCATACGGTACTAAGCTCCCACAACGTCGAGGACCTAAAAGCGACTCGACATACGGAGAAGAATAAAGTTTAGGCTGACAAAACCTAAGAAATTTGTCAACCTACTCCAAACGATATCCGCAGGTCATCGTGGCACTTATTCGGACAACGACCTCTTAAACCTAAGGAATAAATATGTCAGAAACAACAAATATTGTTGATACACCGGCAGCCCAGGAAGCATTCTTCCAAGACGTGCCAGTAGCAACAGAAGCTTTAGTAACACCAATGCAATCTCAGACTCCTGATAAGTCCTACTCCGAAGAAGATCTTCGTCGGGTTAGAGAGCAGGAAAAGTCCAAACTCTATCCTCAGATAGATTCTTTGAAAGAAGAACTTAATATTCTGAAGAAGGAGCGCGAAGAGCGTCAAGCAGAAGCTGAAAAGCTTCGTGCAGAACAGGAAGCTGATACCCGTAAAAAGGCAGAGGCTGAGATGGATGTCCGTCAACTTTTGGAAACAAAAGAACAAGAATGGGCAAAAAGTCTTGAGCAGGAGCGCAATGAACGTGAAAGAGCTTTTAAACTTCTAGAACGCGAGCGCGAGTATACGGAACTCAATGAGTACCGCACTAGCCGCCTACGTCAAGAAGAAAATGAAATAATCCCGGAACTTCTCGACCTAATTGCTGGAAACAGTAAGGAAGAAATTGAGGAGAGCATCACGGGACTAAAGGATCGGTCATCCCGTATCCTTGAATCTGCACAGCAGGCTATGCAGTCTGCTCGTAAAGAAATGACAGGCAGCCGGGTAACCGCGCCGCCAACCGGACCCCTCGACACTAATTCGGATCAACAACAGTTCACAGCGGATCAAATTGCCGCTATGTCGGTTACTGAATACGCAAAATATCGCGGTAAGTTGTTAGGACAAGCAGCAACTGATCGTGGCAAGGGAATATTCGGGTAGTTCTAAAGACATTACCTACCAATTAATTAATTAATTAACTAAGGAGTAACACCGACATGGCATCAGCCGTAACTGGTACCGGCAATCTAGCCGCTGCCCCAACAGCGTATTCTGGCGCTAACAGCCAGCTTACACAAGCAATTCAGACCATCTGGTCAAAGGAAATTCTTTTCCAGTCAATGCCTATTCTTCGCTTCGAACAGTTCGCTGTTAAGAAGACAGAACTAGGAGTTGCACCAGGTCTTCAGATCAACTTTATGCGTTACAACAACCTCGGCTTTGCCGGTACGCTTGTTGAAGGCGTTCGTATGGAAACTAAGGCACTAACAGCTCAGCAATTCTCAATTACAGTTGCTGAACACGGTTATGCGATTGCTGTTTCTGAACTCCTACTTAACGCATCATTCGATGACGTAATGGCTTCAGCTTCACGTCTACTTGGCCGTAACATGGCCCTATACCTTGATGGTCAGGCTCGTGACACACTCATGGCCGCATCTTCAGTTATCTACGGCTATGACCGCACAGGTCTTACAGCTGCAAATGACTGGTACGGAACAGGTACCGCTGGTACAAACCGTGCATCTCTAACTGGCGCATTTGACCTCACTACAGGTGTTGTTAAGGACGCAGTAGAGACACTTGCAACAAAGAACATTCCTCGCCTAGGTGAGACATATGTTGCATTCATTCACCCACACCAGAGCCGCAAGCTTCGTGACAACCCAGAGTTTATCGAAGTAACAAAGTACGCAGCTCCAGGTAACTTCATGCTTGGTGAAATTGGTCGTCTATACGACACAGTATTTATCGAGACCACACAGATCCAGAAGGTAACAAACGGTGCAGGTTCAGGATACTCTGCTGACACCGCAGTTGCTGCTGGCAGCATTGCATACCCAACTGGTGGAGGTTACACTACACCAGTCACAAAGACCGGTAACGGTAATAAGGATCGCTACACAGCTATCTTTATTGGTGACAATGCATTTGGTCACGCAATCTCTCTACCAGTTGAGCTCCGCGATGGCGGTATCCTTGACTTCGGTCGTGAGCATGCACTTGCTTGGTACGCAATCTACGGTCTAGGTCTAATCACAGATCAGTCTGTAGTTCTAGCAGAAACCAACTAATTTAACCCGTTAGGGGGCGGGCCTTAAAATCCGCCCCCAACACAAACTTACAGGAGAATAATAATCGTGGCAAAAGCAAAAGTAACAGACGTCACAGGACGTCAACGCGAAGAGCTAATTAAGCAAAATGCTGAAGCTCTAGCAAAGAGATCAGAAGAGATGTCCATTGCAACTGCAATTGATGCAGTACGCATGGAGACAGAAGTTGTCGATTTGACAGTTCCGGGCGAACCTACTGTTATTGATGAAGTTGAAAATGTTGGGGTTACCTCAGCTGACGACTCAACAGTTATTCGAGTAGCGGAAGATTTGGACTTTGTAACTATCGGTGTGGGTAATCATTACTCTTTTAAATCCGGTCAGAAGTACAAAGTGTCTAAGGCAGTGGCCCAACACCTTCAGGAAAAAGGCTACCTTTACGACAGGCTCTAAGCCTCCACTAGGTTGCCCACTCTGACTAACGCCCTCCTGTCAGAGTGGGCTTCTTATTGTTTACCCTGACTAACATCTAAAATTATTGGATGATTAGATTTACAGATAAGTCGGAGGATTAGTGGCAACGCTTTCAGCTCTTTCAGATAGACTTCGTGCCGAAATCGGAGACATGGGTCGTTCTTTCGTAGAGACCTTTACAGGAGACGGTTCTAATAAACGTTTTCAACTTACCTACGCCCCAATAAAGGGGACAAATTTAACAATTAATGTTGGCAGCACTAGCGTAGCCTCTACCGCAATAATAGAAGAAGTTACCGGGATGATACAGCTAGCTGTTGCTCCATCAAATGGGGCAGTAATAACTGTTTCAGGAACTACATTTAAATACTTTACCGACACAGAAATTCAATATTACATAAATACTGCCTTTGTGGAGCATGCTCGAAGCACTACAGATTCAAATGGTAGTCGGGCTACATTACTCACACTTCCTGTTATTGATGAGTACCCTCTGGTACTATTAGCTGCCAGCATGGCTTTATACACTCTAGCTACTGACTCAGCTTTTGACATTGACATTATCTCCCCAGATGGCGTATCCATTCCACGATCTGAGCGCTTTAGGCAGCTAATGGAGATAGTAACTACTCGTAAAGAGCAATACAGAGAACTGTGTGTTTTGCTTGGCTTAGGTATGCACCGAATTGAAGTCTTTACGCTTCGCAAGATCAGCCGACGTACTAACCATTACGTACCTATTTATCGCCCACAAGAGATTGATGACCACTCTTTGCCACAAAGAGTTTACCTACCTATGCCAGACTATGGGGATATTACCCCCCCATCAACAATTCTTTCACGAGACATCTCAATGTACTCTGGAGATGACTTTTCTATGCGATACCAGTTTGGCTTTGATCTTACTGGCTTTACCCCTAAGGGACAGATTCGTCTGTATACCCAAGGAGGCTTCGCACAGATTGGCCCCATATTACTTGCAGACTTTGTTATTACAAAATACTCTGTAAACAACAACAGTGTCGTAGATGGGTTGATTATCACACTTCCCGCAGCTACTACTGCTAACCTACCAAAAACATCCTATTACGACATTCAAATGACTGATTCTTCTGGAAACATTAAAACGTATGCCAAAGGAAAGGTCTTTACAGAAAAACAGGTGACAACTTGACCCCACTTTGGCATGATCACCCTCCAGACATAATTGGCATTATAAATTCACCAGACATAGTACTTTCAGACCTTAGTATGGGCGTACCGCAACTGGGATTCGTTTATGCCCAAAATACCCCCTCCGATACTTGGACCATCTCTCACAATTTAACCTTTCACCCAAATGTTACCGTAGTAGACTCTGGGGGTAGTGTTGTTGAAGGAGAGATTTCTTATCCAACCCCTACTACAGTACTGCTAACGTTTAGGTCTGGCTTTAGCGGAAAAGCTTACCTATCATAAGGAGATAGTAAATGGCACGTAAATTTTTAACCCCAATTGATTTAGGCAAATTAGAATTACAAAATGCCCGTATTCAAAACTTAGCCACTGACCCGGCGAGCCCTGTAACAGGTCAGATTTACTACAACACTGCTTCTAATGAAATGCGTGTTTATAATGGCACGATCTGGGAAGCTGTTGGACTCAATGGCGTAACTGCAGATGCTGCAGAAATCAACATTCTTGACGGAGCAACGCTTACTACCACAGAGCTTAACTACGTTGACGGAGTTACCTCAGGTATTCAAGGTCAACTTGACCTAAAGGCCCCTCTTGCTAACCCGACCTTTACAGGTACGGTTTCGCTAGACTCCACAATCGTATTTGAAGGCTCTACAGCAGACGGTAACGAAACCACACTTACTGCAACTGACCCAACCGCTGACCGCGCAATCACTCTCCCCGATGCTAGCGGAACAGTAATCCTTACTACAAATAAGGTAACAGATTTAACAGCACCAACCAGCTCGTTCTCAATGAACAGCCAGCTAATCACAAACGTAGCAGACCCAGTAAGCGCACAGGATGCTGCAACTAAAAACTATGTAGACTCTGTTGCACAAGGCCTTGATGTCAAAGCCTCTGTTCGTGCAGCAACTACTGCCGCAGTAACTTTAGCTACAGACCTTGAGAATGGAGATACTCTTGATGGAGTAACTCTTGCTACTGGTGACCGCATTCTTGTTAAGCATCAGGCAGATGGTTCTGAAAACGGTATTTACGTAGTTAAGGCCTCTGGAGCTCCAGACCGTGCTTTGGACGCAAACTCTAATGCAGACGTTACTTCGGGAATGTTTACATTTGTAGAACAAGGAACTATAAACGGAAATAGCGGCTGGGTATTAACAACTGACAACCCTATTACACTAGGAACTACTGCCCTTACTTTTGCACAGTTCTCAGGTGCTGGAACATACACAGCCTCTAACGGCGTTCTTCTTACAGGAACTAACTTCACATTTGCCCCACTTTCCACAGGTGGTTTGCAGACAGCTGCGGGTGGCGGATCTATCAAGCTTGCTACTAACTCTGGTGCCGCTACAGATGCTAACGGCTTTGCAATTGGTGCTGGTAACGGTATCGTCGTTGGAACCAACACCATCTCTGTTGATGCAACAGTAGTAGCTAGAAAGTATTCAACAACACTCTCTACATCAGCTACCTCGTATACAGTAACTCACAACCTAGGAACACTAGACGTTCACGTTCAAGTTTATGAAGTGGCCACGGGAGAAGAAGTTATTGTAGATAACATACGTGCGTCAACATCCACTGTAACACTTGGTTTTGCGTCCGCACCGACATCTAATGCCTACAGAGTAGTGGTAATCGGATAATATAAATGAGTACAAAAGCACTAGTACCTCTAAACGTACTGGCTAAAAGCAGCGAGCCTGTTGGCCAACGGGCGGGTGACTTATACTTTGATACTACAACATTAAAATTAAGAATATACGATGGCACACTTTGGATTGACATTGTCGGTACTGGTGGCTCTGGTCAACTTAACGTAGATGGTGGAAGACCAGCCTCTTTCTACGGTGGAACTCCAAATGTAGACGGCGGAGTCTCATCATCCACATTTGCAGGGTCTTACACAGGGTCTTATGACGGAGGAGTTTCGTAATGGCAGTTAATATTCTACTACGCAGGGGAACTGCGGCTGAGTGGACCGCCTCAAACCCAATTCTTCTTGAAGGTGAAGTTGGTGTAGAGACTGACACTAAGAAACTTAAAGTTGGAGACGGACTTACAGTTTGGGCTTCGCTACCTTATATCACCCTAACTCCAGCAGCTGCAGCCAGCCTTTACGCACCAATTGCTTCCCCGACTTTTACTGGCACAGTATCTCTTGACACTGGTGCCAGCCTTGTATTTGAGGGCACAACTGCAAATGCTTTTGAGACTACCTTTGCAGTAGCAGACCCTACAGCAGACAGAACATTAACTCTTCCAGATTCAACAGGAACAATTGCTACTCAAGAATATGCAACAAATGCGATAGGAACACATAGCTCAGATACAACCTCTGTTCATGGAATAGCCGATACCGCCGATCTTGCAACAAAGTCATACGCAGACACGGCTGTAAGCACACATAGCTCAGACACAACGGCCGTACATGGGATTGCAGATACAGCAGAACTTGCAACTAAAGCATACGCTGATACAGCAGCCTCTAACGCAGTCTCTACGTCACTGGGTACTCACGAAGCAGATACATTAAATGTTCATGGAATTACAGACACTAGCCTTCTTGTAACAACTACTGGAACTCAGACCCTTACAAATAAAACAATTACCACTCCATCTGGACTAGTTAAATCAGATGTAGGCCTAGGCAGTGTAGATAATACAACAGATGCTAACAAGCCAATTTCCACAGCAACACAAACAGCACTTGATTTAAAACTTGCCTCTGCAACAGCGGCTTCTACATATGCACCCTTGGCTAACCCAACTTTCACAGGAACAGTCTCAGGCGTAACTAAATCTCACGTAGGGCTAGGTAACGTAGATAACACAGCAGACGCAAGTAAGCCGGTATCAACAGCGCAACAGACCGCTCTTGATTTAAAAGCCAACCTTTCAGGCCCTACATTTACAGGAACCGTTTCTGGCATTACCAAGTCTATGGTTGGTCTTGGAAACGTTGACGACACAGCAGATTCAGCAAAGCCGGTATCAACAGCGCAGGCTTCAGCAATTGCAACTGCTAAATCAGAAGCAATTGCAGACGCAACATCACAAGTAAATGCATTGCTTTCAGGAGCACCAGCAGCTTTAAACACACTTGACGAGCTTGCAGCAGCACTTGGTGACGATGCAAACTTTGCATCAACAGTAACAACTAATCTTGGATTAAAAGCCCCGCTTGCTTCTCCCACATTTACTGGCACTGTAACTCTTCCTGCTGCAGGAATTGTCTTTTCAGATGGAACACAGGCCCTTGAAGGCGTCCCATCACGTACCCCTATTATTCAAAAGACAGCCTCTTACACACTTTCAGCATTGACTGAAAGAGATGATTTAATTGAAATGGCTTCATCATCCGCCATGACGCTCACAATACCTTTAAACTCGGCAGTAGCCTTCCCAGTAGGAACATCAATTGATATTCTTCAAACTTCTACAGGGCAGGTAACAATCGCTGGAGCTGCTGGAGTAACAGTAAACGCAACACCAGGATTAAAACTGAGAACCCAATGGTCTTCATGCACCCTTTTCAAAAGAGCAGAAAATACCTGGGTTGTCTTCGGCGACTTGACAGCTTAAGAAAATATACAGGAGAATTAAATGGGTAAAAGAGTTGGAAAAAAGTCACAGGCTTCAAATGACTTTTTAGAGCCATTAGCTCCAACAAGCGTATCTGCTACAAATGTTGGAACAGGAAGAGCGTTTAACAATGGCGCAGCTACAGTTACATTTTCTTTGCCTGCGCTGTCCCCTGCTGCTACATCGTTTACTGTAACCTCATCGCCTGGCGGATATACTGGAACTGGATCATCTTCCCCAATTACGGTAGCTGGACTTCAGTCTGACACAGCCTACACATTTACTGTAACAGCTACTAACGCTGCGGGAACCTCTCAGGCATCTGCAGCATCATCTTCTATTACCGCAACAACAGTTCCTGCAACTATGTCTGCCCCAACCCCAACTGCTGGAGTTAATCAAAACTCTATTGCTTTTACAGCACCAGCAACTGGTGGTAGCGCAATTACTGGCTTTACCGTAACAGGCTCCGATGCCACTACTGGAACAGGTGCGACTTCCCCAATTACTATCGCTGATACTGGTGGAACGTCACAGACATACACAGTCACCGCAACTAACGCTAATGGAACAAGTGTTGCTTCTGCTGCGTCTGGCTCTATTACTACGTTATCCCCATTCTTCCCGCCATTCTTCCCACCGTTTTTTCCTTTCTTCCCACCATTCTTTCCACCATTTTTCCCATTCTTTCCTCCTTTCTTCCCACCATTCTTTCCATTCTTTCCTTTCTTCCCACCATTTTTCCCGCCATTCTTTCCCTTCTTCCCACCATTTTTCCCGCCATTCTTCCCATTCTTCCCGTTCTTTCCACCATTCTTTCCACCGTTCTTCCCGTTCTTCCCTCCGTTCTTCCCTCCTTTCTTCCCACCTAGCTTCCCATCCTTTGGTGGCTGTGGATCAGCTTGCTACTTCTGTGCGTATGACTTTGGCGCAGGGTGCGGTTGTCAGTGCGCTTACTAAGATATGGTATATTTATTAAGTAATTACAAAAGGAGAACTTAATGAGTACGTATGCGTATGCAACAAAAGTATCTGAAAACTCTTACGAAGTTTTTAATATGCTACACCTTGAGAGCCCTCAAGCAGACATTTTAATTCAGCGAATTGATAATGCGCTAAATAGCGGCCTGCCAATAACAACACTGGTTACAACAGATATCCCAAATGTCTATCCTGGATCAGTTTGGGACGGTGAATCTTTTACGGGAGGAGAAATACCTGAAAGGTTCAACGATACCCCTGATTGGGGAAGATACTCTTTCCTAGTGGACAACACCGTGTTCTTAACTACGGTATCTCCAAAAGGTGGTCACACAGATTTAATGAACGCCGCTGCTTTTGCTCAAGAAGTTATTGTCATTAAGGTACCAGAAGGCCAAACAGTTAATCGTGGCTCTATCTGGGACGGCACAACCTTTACGTCTCCAGAGTAACCTATGTCTAAATGGAGTGAATGGAAAGAGGCTCTTGGAGACTCAAGGCCTTGGCACTTAATTGATTCTGGCAAAAGAATTGATGACCAGGAAATTATTAAAAAAAGACTTGATGAATGCATGTCTTGTGAAAACCTTATTAAGGTTACAAAAAGCTGTAAGCTATGCGGATGCATTATGCCGTTAAAAACAACGCTTGCGGATGCAGAGTGTCCTATTGGAAAATGGAAAAGACAGCCACTTAATTAGATTATAGGAGGGCAAAAAATGCACAATGAAAATGAAAACATCTGGTTTACAAAAGATAGGTCAGAGACTGCATCAAATAGAGTTCCTGAAAGAGCTCTAGACGATAAAGTAAGTGTTAAAAATTTAGGTTTGGGACTACACGTTTACCAAAACACTTTTTCCAGTGAAGATGCTGCAAGATACATTAACACTCTTGAATCCAACCTATCACCAGGCAACAAATACAAGTGGTCAGAGGCGCAAGTTACGCAGTCTGATGTCCCAGTTAAGCGGGCAAGAGACTGTGTAGATTTTAAGTATAAGCAGGAAAACCTTGGGCCAAAAGATGAGTCAAACGCTGAACTTATAGACTTGCATGAGGAGATATACCAAAAGCTTAAGTACTGTATAGACGACTATGCTAGGTATTGGGGCATTAACGTCGTATATTACGAAGCTTTTAACTTTGTAAAGTATGAGGGGGCAGGGACTCACTTCAACATTCACGCAGACCACGGCCCTGCATACAACTGCACAGTATCTGCGGTTATTTATATTAACGATGATTATGAGGGTGGAGACCTTAAGTTCCCAAGACTTGATAATCTAGTTTATAAACCAAAAGTAGGGGACATCGCGGTGTTCCCATCAAACTATATCTATGAGCATGCATCCCTGCCAATGGTTTCAGGGACAAAATATTGCGTGGTTGTTATGACAGATATCAATGAATTGGGGCACAAGTAATGTCTTTAGTAGCCATATTTAGATCATTTAGGCCGTGGATAGATAAAAAGCATATCTCTGTTCCCGTACCAACACAAACACAAATTCCTGCCTGGTATAAAGATGCAGACAGATTTGCAAAGATGCCAAACGGGGAATACTACAAAGCGCCAAAAGAAGTTTGTCCGTTTCCTAAAGAGGGCACAACTGATGATTATGGAAAGATTCCGACATGGAAAGCGTGCCCCGCTATTATGGATGCCTTTACAACCGGGTACATTTTTAAAACACCATGCGACCTAGTTTTTTATAAAAATGATCAGGGAGTCATAGATGTAAAAATTGATAACCCTAAGTACCAAGATTTTTGTACACAAAGGCCCCCAATGCCACAGTTTGAACACCCAAAAGGATATTATCAAACCCACTTTGCCTGGAGTTCTCCTTGGGGATTAGAGCTTCCAGAAGGGTATAGTGCACTGTTTATGACACCAATGAATAGGTTTGACTTACCATTTTTAAATACTACTGGCGTTGTGGACTCAGATAAACTTCACTTACTTGGAACTTTTCCATTTTTTCTTCCAGAAGGCTGGGAAGGCACCTTACCGGAAGGAACCCCGTATATGCAGGTTCTTCCGTTTAAAAGAGAAAACTGGGAACATAAAATAGAGATCCCAGATCAATCTACTATGTATGATAAACTAGTTAATAACATGCAGTTTTATCGCCAGCCTGATGGCGGGGTATACCAAAATAGTGTTTGGTCAAGACGAGAATACAAATAGGAGAATGTAATGCAGACATGGACAGAAAAAGTTGATTTAGGCAGCGGCATTTTTTGCTATAAGGGCGTAATCAATAAAGACATTGATGTTATGGGCCGAATTGAAGCAAACCTTAAGCCAGAAGGGGATACTACTGGGTACGCTTGGCAACCTGCATATGTTGGGTATAAGCAGCTTATGCCAGAGTACAGAGATTGCAACGACTTTAAATTTAAGAAAACTGATCTTGAAAATGATAAAAGCCAGGTTAGTCAAAACCTTCAATCACTTTGGCAAGATCTTTATGACGTAAAGCTGCCAGCAGTTGAAGACTACTCAAGGATGTATAACATTAACAACCTAAAGTACTGGGAAGCATTTAACTTCATTAAGTATGGTCCAGGACAGCACTTTATGGAACATCACGACCATGGCTTTTCCTATAACTGTACGGTCTCTTTAGTTGGGTATCCAAACGATGATTATGAGGGTGGAGAGCTTTTCTTTAGACTACAAAACTTAAAGGTTAAGCCTGATGCTGGGGACCTGTTTATTTTTCCATCAAATTTTATGTACCCACATCAAGCGCTACCGGTAACTTCTGGAACTAAATACTCTATTGTTACAATGTTAGATTACAGCAAAAAGTTTCATACTCCAGAAATGTATAGCGCAGACGCAGATTAATGTTTAATATCTCAGTTGAGAAGACACAAGGAGCTTTGTTTGACATTCAACCTATGTCGATTAAAAGAGATTGGATGGATGCAACATCAGAGAACCATGCCTATAGGTGTTTTCCAGTAACCCAATCAAATGTGATTGGCTGGAGCCTGTCTTGTCTACAAGATATTGAGTTTATTTGGGATGGGGTAAATGACCAAACCCCAGATCGTGTACAAGTATTTAGTCCAGAAGGGGCCTACTCTGGAAGGGGTCAGTCCTCTATAAGCCTAAATACCGGGTTAGTTTTTAGAACAGATCAGGATGTTAGTATTTTTACCATTAACCCAGTAAATTACTTTAGTGACGAATTTGAGACAATGTCGTCTTTAATTAGTACCTCTTTTTATGACAACCCTTTGCCCTTAGCTATTAAGGCAAAGGTTGCCAATAAGCGGGTAATTATTAAAGCGGGAACTCCGGTTGCCACAATTATTCCCATATCTTTGTCAAATTTAAATGGGACAAATATTGAGATTGTTGAGTACCAAGATCCAGATAGAAAAAGACTAAATGCAAACATGTCCTATGGATCTGCCGCACAAGAAATAAACTCGTCTGGAAAATGGACAGACTGGTATAGAGATGCTGTAAATGAGAAAAAAGAATCTCAAGGCTCTCACGAAGTAAAAACATTAAAATTAGGAGTAATAGATAAAACGAAAAGAGATATACTATGAATATGGAACAAGATAAAGACTCGTACACTGTAGCAAAAAGAACGCCATCTATGACTCCCTCAGGATGGTTTGGGGACAGCAAAGACATGATTGTTGAGCTAGAGAACTTTATGACCCAAGAAGAGATAGAGTTTTTAGAGAAAGCCGCTAAGTCTTTAACAATTTGGGATGTAACGCAAAGCCATACAAATGAGAATGGGACCGTTACCTACGACTCAGATTATTGGAAAGATAGGGTTGCAACTCAGCCAACTTTAGATAAAAATGACCCAAAAATATCTCCAGTAATTGCTGGGCTATTTCAAAGACTACGACCAATTATTGAAGAGTTCTACAAGGTAGAGGTTATACCAACTGGTACAACTATTGTTAAATGGCTTCCTGGGCAGTTTCAAAAACCACACGCTGATAAAGAGCTTCACGAGGGCCCTGACGCCGGAACACCTAACGACTTCCCAAACTACGACCTATCAAGTTTGTTTTATCTAAACGACGACTATGAGGGCGGGGAGCTGTACTTCCCGCTACAGGGCGTGCAGTTTAAGCCTAAAAAGGGCGCCGCCTACTTCTTCCCCGGCGACAAAAACTACATTCACGGGGTTACTGAGATCAAGAGTGGCCTAAGATTTACGTGCCCCTTCTTTTGGGAAATTACGGCGCATACAGGGGATAGAAAGCCGTAATGACGGTGTACAATAAAACATATGAAATCAATTTACGACATCCCGCTTAACTCTGCTGAGGGATCCCCTGACTTCTTAAGTCAATTTAAGGGTAAAGTCACCCTACTGGCTAATACAACCGTAGGCTGTGGTAACGCTAATCAAATGGAAGTTCTTCAATGGCTTCAAGATAAGTACGGCGGAGATGATTTTCAAGTTATTGCTATCCCTACTAATGACTATTGTGGCCCAGGAGTAACTAAGGGCAAGTGGTCTGAAGGCATTACCTGTGGCTTAGATTCACAAGAGTATGGTCAAGAAGTCTACGGAACCACGTTTAAGTTCTCAGAGATGGTGTCGTCAAACCCAAATGAGAGTGCTACTGAGCTTAGCCCTCACAAGGGCGATAGCTCTGTAAACGGCCTAGGTCAACCACGAAAAGAAACTCATGAGCTATACAAAGAAATAGCCGAGCAAATGCTTGTGTTTGCTGAAAAACAAAGAGAACTCGGCATTCCAGACAGAGATGGTTATTTGTCACCTTGGTTAAATCAGCCTTTTGGTAACGGCGCAATGCAGGGCGGAAACTTTGAAAAGTACCTTATTGATAAAGATGGGTATGTAGCCAACTGGTTTCAGTGCACAGTGTTAAATTATGATATTGAAAAGACACTAAAAGAAGATTTAATAGCTAAAGGGACCCCTGCCGCTATGGGAGAAGGAAGAACCCCAGAAGTGTTTGATGAAGAGTATGCCCTTGTTCAACAGGAGATAGAAAAACTTCTTGCTGGAGACAAATCCCTTATAAATAACTAGACGGAGTAAAAGCACAATGAACTTGGAAAACAAAACAAGAATAACAAAAGATATAGTTGTTTATAAAAATTTTATAGGCAAAGAAGACTGCAAAAAGATGATCCAGGCCTTAGATGCTCAGGCAGACAATGGGGCAATTTCTTGGATGCCTATTTCATTTTATGAGTCATATTCTTCAGTTTTGCCACAAGACAACGACCAAGAAGTTATTGACGCTGGTTTATCCCCAACTATATTTTCAGATATTGAAAAGGCAATGCCTGAAGCAATTGCTTCAGTCCACGACCTTGACCCAAAAACAATCTGTAAAATTGGTTACCACACACAGAAGTGGGAGCCAGGAGCATACGCAAGAATTCACTCTGACAACACAGATGCTGAAGGAAACTCAGGTGCGTTTACAAGAAGCCGCTACGCAGGGTTTCTATACTTAAACGATGATTTTGAAGGTGGACTTTTACGGTTCCCAGCACAAAACCTAGAGATTAAACCAGAAGTTGGGCTGCTCGCTGTATTTGACGGCGGGTTTAACAATATGCACGAAGTATCTCTTATTACAGGTGGTGTCAGATACACCATTGGTTCTTTCTGGGATGACCGAGAAGAGTCAGCGTACCCACAAGAGGTGCGAGATGCATGGGCTGAAGAGATGAAGGCCACTAGAGCGCAACAAGAGATTGAACGAGCAGAGTGGCAAGAGCTCCTTAAGCAAGGCTGGAAGCTAGACGCAGCCGGGAATAAATACAAAATAGAGGATGTTGCAAATGATTGAGTCTTTTAAACAACAGCTAATAGATAGCGGGTACGTAGTTACAGACATTACCTCAGAACTATTTTCTGTGGACAACTTTTTATCACAAGATCAAATAGATACTTTTTGGGATATTATACATAGCACCCCCCAAGAAGACTGGGAAGTAGAGTACCACGCAAACTTAAAATGGTTTTGCATGGAAAAATTTGGCAGAGATGATGTAGAAAACTTAGTTGCTGAGGGTAAGTTTGAAATTACTCAAAATTGGAAAGATAAAAACTTTAATATTTTGCATCATGAGATTCAAAGGCCCCTATATGATGTTGTAAACTCAATGGTAGTCAAAGCCGACCCGGAATTAATTTTAAGTGGTTTTGCAACAATTCAGCGGATGCAACCAGGGGTAGAGTTAAAAGCGCATACGGATCAAAAAACAGACCCATCTATAAAATACGCTACAATTGTATATATTAATGATAACTATGCAGACGGCGAATTATTTTTTCCAAACCTTGATATCCAGTTAAAGCCTAAACCAGGAACTATGTTATTTTTTCCAGGTAACGAAGAGTATGAGCACGGAGTCAAGCATGTAGGGGATGGGCCCATAAGATATGTTCTTGTGGGATTCATTAAAGAAAAAGACCACTATCAAAAGAATAAGTACTAAAGGACGCAAAATGGACAGAGAAATACTTGAAGAAAAAGTTTACTACTACACAAACGTAATTGAAGACCCAAAGAAGCTTGTTGATGCAATTGACCAGGACAACGAAAATCCTTGGGGCGAATGGATGGCGTGTAGTGGGGAAGCGTATGTCTATGGAACAGATAAAAGTATTTTTGCAGACCCGTCAGATATCCAGAAGACTTATATCTACTCTACATTACAAAAAGCTTTTTATGATGTAGCAAAAGATTATGCAGCAGCTCACGGCATCACAGATGAGCCTAAACTATTTCCAATGTATCCGATTAAAAAGTATAAGGCAGGCACATATATGGGTGCCCACTTTGACCAACAAGAGGGGGATGGCCGTCTTAAAGTATCTTTTGTTATGTACTTAAATGACGACTATGAGGGTGGAGAGCTATCTTTTACTATTGCTTCCCCAGAAGGAATACTAACTCTAGCTAGCCCAAACCCTGACTTTGAAATTGCAACACAAGACAAAAGCTATACTTTTGCTATCAAACCAAAAGCTGGAAGCATTATTGTTTTCCCACCATCTCCACCATACCACCACACTGCACACCTAGTGAAGAGTGGCGAAAAGATAATGGTGCCCCAACACTGGATTCATTAATATGAAAACAGCTATTGTAACTGGAGCAAGCAAAGGTGTGGGGTTAGCAACAGTTAAACGCCTATCTGAAAATGGCTATAAGGTTATTGCTGTTTCAAGAAATCTTTCCAAAGTATCTGAGCTTGTATCTGATAACGTTGAGGTATATAGCTTAGACGTAACAGACTCTAAAGCAATAGAGATCTTCTATGAGCAGTACAAAGACATAACCCTAGACCTTTTAGTTAACAATGCTGGTGGTGGCTCTGACCCAACTAGTATTATTAATGAAACCATGGATAACTTTAGACGCGCCTACGATATAAACGTATCTGGGCCTATGTACCTTTCCCAACTATTTGTACCCTGCATGGAAAAGTCAGATTCTCCAACAATTGTCTTTATTACTTCTTTTGGAGGCAAGGTGCCCTATCGTGGCGGTGGAAATTACACAAACGCCAAGCGGGGTGAGCGCGGCCTAATCGACACAATGAGGCTTGAGTTTCCTCAATTTGGCATTAAAATTACAGAAATTTGTCCAGCGACCATTGATACCCAAGAGCAAAAACGAGACTACGCCTTAACTGCAGAGGATTTAGCAGAAGCTATCTACTGGGTAGGGTCGTTACCAAACCATGTTAATATAAATGAAATTGAAATTTGCCACATCAACAGTAGCAAGTATAACTAATCATGATAAAGCACGGAGAAGGTGTGTACGAAATTGAGGGGTTTTTAGATGAAGAGCTGAGAAGTACCCTTGTATCTGAGGCTCAACTAGATATTGATTGGGATACTACGCACGTAGGAAATACAGTTAAATCTATAAGTGATGAGTCATTGCTTAAAATGAACAATGTGTATGAAACTATTGAAACACTTTTTATTAATATAGAGTCAATAACCTATTCTAGAGATTTACGAAGGTTAAGAAATTCAGAGTTTATGTGGCCGCATGAAGATGGCGGAAACCCCGATGACCCAAGAAAAATAGTTTTTGGTATTGCTATTTATTTAAATGACGACTTTACTGGGGGAGAGTTGATATACCCAACTCTTGGTCTAAGCGTTACCCCAAGGCAAGGAAGCATGGTTATTCACAAAGCCCACCTTAAGCATCAAGTATTTCCAGTTTTAGAAAGAGAAAGGTACTCAATAACAACCTTTGTTTTTGGCGATGAATCTACTAAATTTAGCCCTAACGGCTGAGGATCTAGCAGCCCCCTCACAGGCCTAGAAGGTCCCCCAATCACCCATAGGATAAAGAGCACAATATGGGCCTTAAAGCTGTAGAATTTAGCTCAACTGACCCGTCCTACTTAAAGGAGCCATCCCTTGGCAACAATATATAAAATTCTTGGCCAAGTTGCGCCTGCAGCTAATGTTTCCGGAGGAACTCAGCTATACGCTGTGGGATCTACAGGAAGCGCTGTGGTCTCAACTATAGCTATATGCAACCGAGGCTCATCTTCGGCAACCTACCGTATAGCTATACGTGAAGATAATTCAACCCTAGCGGATAAGCAGTATCTTGCTTACGATGCAGTTATCCCCGGTAATACTACTACCACCTTTACCCTCGGCGTAACCCTTTCAACTACCGACTCAATAACAGTCGTAGCTTCTACAGCCAACCTTAGCTTCCAAGCATTCGGCTCTGAAATTGGTGCGTAATGGCGGTACAAAATAACGGCCAGCACCTTGGCCCATTGCAATTTACTGATGATCGTAAAGGTAAACGAATATTCGTAGGCCCTAATACTCCAGCGTCTCCTATAGACGGAGATATTTGGGTTGACTCTGACCCGTTTAACAATGCGGGTAAAAACTTAATTTCTAGCGTCAGTTTGACTGGGGCTTTTGTTGACTTATCTATCCTAACTGTGTACAAAGATGTGTACGTAGTATTCCGAGGAGTACAGCCGTCTGTTAATGCAACAGTAAGTATAACTCTTAATGATGACGTTACTAACTACAGTACCGGATCCGCTTTATTTACTATTCCAAACGTTAAGCCAGCGGTAACGACAAACCATTGGACAGTAGATATTGTTGATACCCAAGATCCTGCAAGCTTTTCTTGGGGATATTTAAAGGGCGTATACACCAATAACTCTAACGCAGTAACCTTGCTAGATGATACAAAAGCATACACTCAAATTACTGCCCTAACAAAAATGACAATCTCTTTATCCACTGGAACGTTTTCTGGTGGTACAGCACTAGTGTATGGAGTTAACTAATGGCTATTAAGCGCTATGACGTATCTACAGGACAATGGGAAGCATTTGGTAGCCCACAATTAAACCCAGCTAGTTTAGGCATTACTCCTGCAGCTATTGGGGCCGTTAACGTTGTAAACGGAGCAGTTACTACCGCATCTACTTCTTTGGCAGTAGTTAGAAACATTCATTCATCTGCAAATGCTCCGACTTCAGGTCAAGGCATTGATGGAGATATCTGGGTGCAGTACGTATAATGCCAGGTAATTCCAAGGTTAATGGTGCCTGGAGGACCGCATCTGGTCTTTCAGTAAAAGTAAACGGTCAATGGAAAACGGTTACTTCGGCATTCATTAAAATTAACGGAGTGTGGAGACAATGGTTTGCCTCTAAAGTTCAAGACGCATTTAATAGGGCGTCAACTGCTACTGGCCTAGGCACCGCGGACAGCGGACAAGTATGGACAGCACTTCGTGGAAACTGGCGTATTAGTGGGTCCAACTCAGCAATATCAGATGATGCAGCAAGCTCTTACCCGATCGCTTCAGCTAATTTAGGTAGCACGGATGTTTCTGTAAGTGCAGATGTTTCAGGTGGAACCGGTGCTGTTTTTTGGATAACAGACTCCGGGTCTTGGTGGGCCACATACCCTCAATATACTCAGTCTACGTCAGCTATTGTAGGAAGTTGCACAACCACTCAATCTTTTAGTTATTACTACTCTACTTGGAATACAACTCAAGTTGGGTCTGCTTGTACTGGAAGTCAAAGTTATGGAAGTTCTAGTCCTTGCGCTGGTGGCGGTACCGGGTGCCTTCCTTCAGGATGCTGTTCTCCGGTTACTTCCGTACCAGGAACCTCAAACTGCAGTAACTTTCAAAATGGTGTTCTTCTTAGCCAATGCGCTTCAGGTTGCGGGGCTACATTTGCGTATACTTCTACCTCGTCTGTAGACAACTCTTTTTGTGACTATACAAACACTTATTTAGGTTGGACAGGCACCCCTTCGTCTAATTGTTGCCCCGGCACATTGCGCGAGCAAACTACGAGCACTACAACTAGCTATGTCATACCTCAATGCGGAACACAGTGCTCAGGAAGTGTGCAATACACTACTTATAGTATTCCTGCATGTGGTACACAATGTTCTGGATCAGTAACTAGTGCGGGTAGCGGATTTTCTTACTACCCCGCAGAAAACCCACAATATGGCGGAGATGGTTGTTCTCCAGGTAGCGTAGTAGTACCTAACTCAACTAGCAGCCAGTGTATTCAAAACGCGGCTTTTGTTTGCTGTAGAACTAGTGATAGTGTTACCACAAGCTGCGTTGGCAACTGCAGCACTCAAACTATTTTTTGTTGGGAAAACTGCGAAACTTCAACAGTTACCTCTGGAAAATGTATTGGAAACTGGAATCAAAGTACGCGCCAAGAATCTGTTAATTATTATAATTGTCATACGCAAGTTACAACCACCCCAACAACATACTATTGCGGAACTACGCAACAGACTAGTAGCTGCACAGGGTCTGCTTCTTGCACAGGGTTTAACTGTTATACCGGCGGTGCGTGTGGAGGATTAAACCAAAATCAAATAGGGACTAGCAGCTCTTGCTCTGGAGGACAGGCTACTTGTTCAGGGGCAGGATGTACACCATCTGGTTGCTGTTCAGGCGTATCTTACTCTGGTGGAGATACTACTTACCACACAGACCTTGTTATTGTTAGCTCGGTGTCTGGAAACGTGGTTTCTCAATCTGCTACCCGCTTAGCTACCAACACAAACTCTGGCTACACAAGTGTAGGATCTTTGATAGTATCTACTGTTGGAAACCAGATTACCGCTAAAGCCTACGCCTCTGCGGGATTGACAAGTCAGCTAGGCTCAAATATAGTTATTACGCCTACCAGTCCTACAAAAGGAACTTCAGTAGGTATAATTAAGGCCCCATCATCAGGGTCTCAAGGATCAACACTTGATAATTTCTTAGGAACAATTTAAGGAGAGCAATGACTGAAAATACAAGACCTGCTAGGCCATGGGACCTTTTTAATAAAAACATAGGCCGAGTAGAAACAGATATAGCTGAAACACGTCTAGATATATGCCGCGGATGTGATAGGTTCATCAAGTCTACTTCGCAATGCAAAGAGTGTGGATGCATAATGAAATTAAAAACAAAGCTACCTAATGCTTCTTGTCCACTTCATAAGTGGGAAGCCATACAAATATCGTACAAGAAAGAGATCTAATGACTACTGCACCTAATCTGCCCCCAAATAAAGTTGCATTTATTATCGACAATGAGGTAGTAGACATCATCCACACAGATGACCGTCTAGCTGCTATATTTTTAAGCGAGCCTCTAATGGTTGACGTAACCGATATAGAGAATGGGGTATTTATTAGCAGCACCTATAATCCAGAGACCGGTACTTTTACCGCTCCTCAGGAGGACTAATGCGCGGGGAGAGAGTGGTAGGCCGTTTTAACGTAGAACATGAGCGTGGCTCCATTATCTCTGCTACCTCAAAAGAAGTAGTGCGTACGGTCGGATACAGCATTGAGTGGTGGTTTTACAACAGCTCTACGAGCGTAGTAGATCCCATATATGACGTAGGAAGTAATAGCGGTGGGCGTAGATGGGACGGGCCAAACAGCGTCCCCGTAGTCAATGCCTCCCTATTCCAGGGAGTAACTGTCCAAGGAGATAGAGGTTTCTACAATACTGACGTTTTAAGGGTAACTCTTAATATGGACATTATTGACGGCTCAAGTTTATCTGGGCCGGGCTCTCAAATTATTCCTAAATTAAAGCACCTCCCTACAAACCCGGACTCTTATTTAAGAGATAGAATTGTATTCCGTAATCAGGTATTTACCCCTAAGCAGGTATTTGCTAAAGGAATTATCGTAGATGACTACACCATTTTTAGTATTGATTGTAATCAGGTAAACTCTGAAGAAATGATCAACGACCCTCAATTCCAGAAATATGCCAACTACACCGCGTTTGGAGCTAGAGATGCCATCTAAGATTAAAGTAGGTGGCGCAGGCCACACAATAAAGAAGAATAAAAAAGGCGACATTATTGTTGACCACGAAGCTAGCGCTAAGGCTGGAAAGTACGATAAGATTAATCTAACTAAGAAAGCTGGGGCTAAGACAGTCAAGGAAGGCGTTAAGGCCACCAAAGACTGGCATAAGAAGAACCCCCATAAGAAAGGTAAATAATGGCTAAGAATCCTTGCTGGGACGGATACGTACAGGTTGGTATGAAGAATCAAAACGGTAAGAAGGTGCCAAACTGTGTGCCTGAAGGTAAAGGAAAAGACAAAGTCGCTAAACCTAAGAAAGGTAAGAAATAATGTGTAAAGTATGCGGAAAGCCAGGCTGTAAAGGTAAGTGCAAAAAGACTGCAAAGAAGTCTGCAAAGAAGATGTCCCCTAAGCAGAAGAAGCTTGACGCGGACAAAGATGGCAAGCTAGAGGGATCTGACTTTGCCGCCCTACGAAAGAAGAAGAAGTAATGTGCTCTACTTGTGGCTGCGGAATGCCTAAGAATAAGCATGGCCAAAAGACTATAGAAGCCGCAAATAAAAAATATGACAAAAAGAAGGACTCTAAAAGTAAGGCTAAGAAGTCCAATATGGTCAGAAAAAAGGGCATGTAAACCCCAAAATTATTAAAAAAAATAATGACTTAGGCCCCGAAAGGGGCCTTTTTCATTTATCCTTTGAAGTGACGCCGGGGAAACCCGGAACCCTGCTGCTTAACCTGCGCCTTCTATTGGAGGATTTACTATGATACTTCTAGCCAAACGGCTATACCAAGCTCAGTCTGATGCAGACCGAGTAGAGTTCGTTCGCGGCCTTACAGCTTTTGACGACAAAAAGGGTAAGAAGAGATTCTTAGCTGGATTTGTTGCGGGGTATGTATTGACTGCGGCGGTTAAGAAGAAGTGAACTCAGTAACTAAAGTCCTCTTAGATTCTTACGCAAAAGCAGCAGTTAAAGAAGCAGTAGTATTAACCGCTAACCTTAGACAATATGCACAACAGGCTGGATGGCCTATTGCCGTTGTCATGCAACTATCTGTTTCTAATGATAGAGCCGATGGCAAGTGGTCTGTAAAGTACCCTAAAGCTATAGATGGTCAGGTAATTGACCTTGAATACGGTACTGACTCTACTCCCCCAAATCCAGTTATTAGAGACTTCATTCGTGGAATGGAACCAGATCTTGGCGACGAGTGGTTCGATAAACTTATGGAAGCGGGGATAATGTAATGCCCTATATTATTAATGAAGATAAGGCGTTAAAAACTTTAATAAGCGGCATTACTGTTTCTGACTCTGGTAACGCAACTCGCCCTGTAGGGGTGTGGTTTGGACAACCAGATAATGAAATCCGTCAGCAGAGCTACCCATATATTACAATCGATCTTGTAGGAATTGCTGAGTCGCTAGACAGGGCTCATAGAGGTTACATAGATTTGCCGTATACTCCTGAAGGTGGTAGTGCAAACGTAGATTACGCAACCTGGTACCCAATACCAGTAAATTTAGACTATCAAATAACTACATATGCTCGTCAACCTAGACATGATCGACAAATTATAAATGCTTTATTTGCTCCAACGAGATTACCGTTAAGATTTGGACTCCTAGTAATTCCTGAAGATGGCACTGTACGCAGGATAGATATGATGGGGTTTGTAAAACGAGATACGACTGAACAAGACAAGCGCTTGTTTAAAAATATCTACAACGTCCAGGTTAGCTCGGAGTTCCTCCCAGCTCAGCTTGTACAGCTATACGAAGTGCTAACACCACCAAACATCACACTACAAGAGCAATTTACAGATTTCACACCAATCAGTCAATAAACTCGGAACCCACAGTAAACAACCTAACATATTAAGGAGTAAAACCGAATGGCTACATACAGTAGACCTGGCGTTTTCATTCAGGAAGTTGAACTTCCACAGGCAGTAACTCTTGCAGATAGCGGAAACGCTATTGGAGCATTTGTGGGTCCATTATCAAAAGGACCTTCAGTTAACCCTGTTCTTCTAAATTCTTGGACAGATTTTACCAAGACTTTTGGAGCTTTAGAAGACGCCTATTCAACAACTTGGGCTGCCTATAACTTTTTTGCTAATGGCGGCCGTCAACTATACGTAAAGCGTGTAGTAGGAACAGGTGCTGCACAAGCTCAAGTAACCTTGACTGATCGTGCGGCTACCCCCCTAAACACCCTTCTAGTAAAAGCTGCAAACGCTGGTACTTGGGGAAATTCTATATCTGTAGAAATAAAAGCTGCGGGATCGGTAAATCGGTTCTCTCTTGTAGTATATGGGGCTCCAACTATTGGTGGAAACGCAACCTCTAATATTCTTGAGCAGTATACAGATTTAAGCATGGTTACTACTGACCCACGTTATGTCGTATCAGTAATTAACTCACAGTCTAGCGTTATTATAGTTTCTGATCTAAACTCAGCTTCTGTATCTCCGGACGATATGCCTAAGGTTGACGGAGTAAAAACTCTTATATCAGGCCTTAACGGATCTGCACCAACAAGAACTGAGTACTCTACAGCTCTTGAGACATTTGATCCAATTGAAAATCCTCTGATATTTAACGTACCAGAAGCTGCCTACCTGTACAATACTGCAGGAACTACTACTGAGCGAACACTCTCTATTAACATTCAGTCAGATCTTGTAGCTTACTGCGAAGGTCGTGGAGATGCGTTTGCAGTTGTAGATACCCCAGCAGGCCTTAACCCAACTGAGGCTCAAACATACGCAAACGACGTAACTGCAGCATTTATTGCCGCATCTGATGGTGGATGTGCCGCGGTCTACTACCCATGGGTAGCAATTCCAGACACACTTCGTGCCTCATCTACTGCAACTCGCAATCAAGCACCTGGTGCAGCGATGGTAGGCCAGTATTTAGCAACTGACGCTTCTCGTGGAGTATTCAAGACCCCAGCTGGTTATACAAACCGCGTAGCTCTTGCAGTATCTGCAGAACGTCAATTGACTAATGCTCAACTAGACGCTTTGAACGTCTCATCACGTCCAATTAACGTAATCCGTCAAGTACCTGGTGCCGGAATTGTTGTAATGGGCGGACGTACAATGAATAACACCCCGGGAGACCGCTACATTAACGTACGTCGCTCCCTCATATACATCAAGAAAGAAATGACAGATAGAAGCTCATTTGCGATTTTTGAGAACAATGACGAACGTCTATGGTCTCAGCTTCGTGTAACTCTTGGCTCTTTCCTACGTTCATACTGGCAACAGGGTGGACTTCGTGGGTCAAGCCCAGATAAGGCTTTCTATGTACGATGCGATGCATCAACAAACAGTGCCTCTGACCTTACTTCAGGTCGCGTTAATATTGAAATTGGCGTAGCCCTAGAGTACCCAGCAGAGTTTATTGTCATCAAACTTGGTCAGCTAACAGGAAACGCTACGGCGTAAGGAGATAAAAAGAAATGAGTTATACTAACCCCTTAAGTACTCTGGCAACAGATCCAGTACGTAATTTTAAGTTTGTGGTTGAGTTTCTGCCAGAAAGCGCTGACGGTAAGTGGGGGACTTCATTTGGAAAAATGGGGTTTGTTTCACTCTCCGGCCTAAGCGTTACAACAGAGTCAATCGCATACCGCGAAGGCGGCTACAACACAAACGTGCACCAGATCCCTGGCCAAAGCTCATTTGGACCAATTAGCCTTTCAAAGGGCGTAATGTTGGGAAATGATGCTCACGCTAAGTGGATGCGCCGTCTATTTTCAGTACTAACACCAAATGCTACAAGCGGCATTGGTGCTAACTTCCGTTGCGATATTGATATCGCAGTATTGAGCCATCCAAACCCAGCAGCATACGCTGGATCTGCTAGTACTGCAGCAGCAGCAACAGCATACGATCAGCATGCTTCTATGCGTTTTCGTGTACACAATGCATGGATTACCTCTCTTGGATACAGCAACCTAGACGCAGGATCTTCAACTCTTATGGTTGAAGAAATGACTCTAGTTCATGAAGGGTTTGACGTTACTTTTGCGTCAAACTACACAGAAAGCGGTTCAGCTAAGAAATTCAACGCAAACGGAACCTTTGGTTCTTAATTAAAGGAATAGGAAAACTATATGTCTACAGAAACTATCAGTGCATCATCCGACCCAACCCTTGCTAATAAGCTTGTAAACCAGGCTTTATCTGAGCAGGAGGTGGTGGTAGCTGCGTCAAAAACAGAAATCCCATCACCTCCTGATACTCAGGTAGAACTACCAGGTGGATTATTTGACCCTTTTGATGGTCTAACTACCACGGTAGAGATTAGAGAATTAACTGGAGCAGACGAGGAACAACTTGCCAGAATTACAGATGCTGGTAAAGGGCTCCTAGCTATTCTAGAAAAAGCAACAGTAAAAATTGGCGATAAGCCTGCTGACAAAGAGACTTTAGACTCTCTTCTTGCGGGAGATCGAGAAATGATTTTGTTAGCTATTCGAATTGCTACATTTGGCCCAGACGTAAAAGTTGGCCCAATGTGCCCTAGTTGTGGCGAAGCAAAGACTTTTGAAATTGACCTTGAAAAAGATGTTGAAATTAAAAAGTTAAATGAAGAAGACCGAGAGTTTACAGTTACTTGTAAGGTTGGAACAATAGTCTTAAACCTCCCTACAGGAATAACCCAAAAAGCACTAGTTAACGCTACTAATAAGAACTCAGCTGAGTTAGATACTATCTTGCTCAAAGGCTGCATAGCTTCTATTAATGGGGTTCCAGTAATGAGCGTACAACAGATCCGTGATTTAAGCATTAAAGATCGACGAACATTGCTTGAAGAAATAACTAATCGCAACCCTGGCCCACAACTAAGCGAGATTAAAAAAACATGCTCAAGTTGCGAGCAGGAGGTGTCGCTACCGCTAACGTTAGCGGATTTGTTTCGAGAATGAATCAAGTTACGACGTACTACTAGATAGCTACGATCTTATATCCCAGCACTATCCAGGATGGACGTTAACAGATATTCGTTCCCTCTCTTTTAGAGAAAGAATGGTTTGGTTAAGTAAAGCTGCAATGAAACCTAAGGCGGTGAGATAAATATGGCAGGTCAAAACCTGGTGACCCCTGACGACGAAAAAAAGGCTGCGGGCACCACAAGTAAGATGGATAAAGCCGGTAAAGGCTTTATAAAAGATATGAAGACGTTAGTTGACATGTCTGAAAAATTTGCCAAAAATTTTGAAAAAGCCGCTAAAGCTATGTCTGCCGCTACTGGTGGAAAATATGATGGAAGTCAAAAACTTGGCCTAGGCAGCTTTACTCGCACCGAAAAAATTGTTGGCGGCGCTGCTTTAGCAACAGCTGCTGTTGGTGGTCTGGCGTACTCAATGGCCCCAGATACTATGGCAGCTGTTACCCAGAGAATGGCGTTGGATACTTACGCGGGTAGAAGTGGGATGTCTACACGTAAAGCTCTTGGTCTTGCAAATAAACAAGTAGGAAACGGTGCTACAAGCGCTATGGGCCCTACTATGGCTGCCACAGCTCTTGCGTATCAAGGCGGATATTTAGCGAATAGTTTAAGCTCTAAAAACGTTATGAGTCAAGTTGGTGGACTTAGCGCTATAAGCGGAGGCTCAAACGAGCAAGTAGCTGGCGCTATTGCTGGTATGAATGGCATGAGTTTCTTACGTATGGGCGTAAGAACTCGTGATTCAAAAGGCAATCAAAGACCAATGAATCAAGTTATTAATGATACCTATAACTTTTTATATGGCGGTAGGAAAATAACCGCAGAACAAGCGCAGATGGTCTATAACCCAAACAGTAAGGGATATCAATCTCTTATGGCTGTTGCTGGTGGAGATCCTAATCTTCTAGGAATATTGCAAGCAGGAATTGTTGCTCGTGCGTCAAAAGGTGGGGGATTAAAAAAAGGCGACCTAAACAATTCAAATAAAGCATTAGATTTAATGGGTGTAGCTAAAGACAGCCCTATTAGATCACAGTTTAGATACAATAGTAGCGAAGCTAGAAAGTTACAAGCTACAGAATCTGGTTTAGTAGGCGGCTATAACGTAGCCCTTAGAACTACTGCCTCTGTAAATGATGGATTTAGCTCTCTTGCTGAAGCTCTTCCCTCAGTCACTCAAGCACTTATGACTTTTAAAGGAGCCCTTCAAACTTTTCCTGGGGCGGGTAATACTGGCGCAACACTATCTAATCTTGGTGGTATGGCAGCCGGCGGCGCAGCCAACATAGGTCAAATGTTATTAGCCGCTAATTTAGCAAAACGTGTTGGAATTATTGGGCCAGGCGCTGCTGCAGCTGCAGCTGGTGGTGGTGGTGCGGGTGCTGCGGGTGCTGCTGGGGCAACAGGGCTTGGAGCAGGTCTAATGAGTATGCTTACCGGTAAAGGTAAATTTAAAGCTACTGGCATTCTTGCCAAAGGATCTAAAGCAGCAAAGTTTGGGCGTGTTGGATTAGCTGCAGGTATCTACACGGGACTGGAAAAAGCACAGCAGTGGTTAAATAAAAAAGGTAATAAGTTACCTGGTTGGGCTAAATGGCTTGGCAACATGGCATTTGATATTGGTCAAGGCGGACTTACGGGATTAGCTGCTGGTGGAGTTCCGGGAGCATTTGCAGGAATGGCTGCAGGTGGAGTTGGAAACTTAGCAACTGGTGGCGTTAAAGACGGAGGCATGGGAGGTGGGGACGGAGGTTGTTCCCACGGATCAATGGGCTGTTCTCACGGAATGGGTGGCCCAGAAATGCCAACAAGTGGGAGCGTTGCGTCAACTGCTGTAAAACCAAAAGGAAATATTCTACAAATGCCTGTTCCTCCTGGAACAAAAGTAACTTCTCCTTATGGTCCTAGACCGGATGCAGCTAAAAGAAACCCAGGAATTAGTTCAAACCACTCAGGTATTGACTACGGCGTACCTGTAGGAACATCTATTGCTGCTGCAGGTGATGGAACAGTTTCTGAAACAGGAATGCACCGTCAATACGGACGATATTTAATTATTAAACATGCTGGCGGCAAGTCAACTATGTACGCTCACCTTAGTAAAATTCTTGTTAAAAAAGGCGACAAAGTTACTAGCGGGCAAGAAGTTGCAAAGTCTGGTGGAGCTAAAGGCTCTTCAGGAGCAGGAACCTCAACTGGTCCCCACCTTCACTTTGAGGTTAGAGACCATGGTGGTGTAGGTGCTCAAGGAAGAAAAGACCCTAGATCATTCTTTGGCAAAGCATTTCAATTTATTAAAAATATGGTTACTAGCGGAATTAACATAGGTAAGCGCGTAATTAATAGGGTATTTAATAAAGAGCTACCTTACTCAGATGTATCGGGAAGCGGAAGGCCTTTTACATTTAATTCAATATCTGACCTAAACTCCGCTGAGCTAGGCGCCTTAGTAAAAAGCAAAATAAGTTCTGGAAGTCCGGTAGGTTGGGACGACGTTAATAGTTACCTAGATAAGGGCGGCGGTAAAGTAGGTTTAGGTAAAAAACGAGGAACAGCAATCTTTAACTCAGAAGAGAACCCAGTTTCAGGAGATAGCGCCGGCATGACCGGGGGAAGCCGCAAAGGGTTAATGAGAATGCTTCATGCACAAGGTTTCCGAGGGGCGGCACTTCAAACTGCTTTTGCTGTTGCTTTGGCTGAGTCTGGTGGTAGGGCAGACGCGGTTGGTGATAAGCATTTAGTGTCTAAAAAATGGGGCCCTAGCTACGGTGCTTTCCAAATTAGATCTTTAAAAGATTGGAAAGCTTATAACGACCCTTATCGTGACGGCAGTAGATTAAAAAATGCAGAGTATAATATTGCCGCTGGCTATGAAAAAAGTAACCAAGGAAAGCATTGGAAAGGTTGGACAACCTTTACTAGCGGCACGTTTACTAAGTTCTTAGATGATGCCGCAACAACACAGAAAGCTGCAGGTATTGGTGGGGCAGACAATGGTATTGGTGGGTCTGAGAATATTGGATCTGCGCAGTCTATGTCTCTTGGGGCAACCACTGGCGCACAAGCTGTTAACAGCTCACGTAGTACGTCTAGCTTCTCTACAGCCTCAAAGCAAGACATAAACGTAACAATGCATGTTCAAATAGCCCAAGCAAGTAATGCTGAAGCTGAGGCTATGGTTAGGAAATTTAAAAAAGTGCTAGAAGACGAACTACGCTTAAATGGAATAGGGACATACTAATGACTTCAGCAGCTGACTTTTATTACACAGTTCAAGCGTATGAGTACTCAGATATAAGTCCTATAACCTACTCTGTTTCTGCAGCAGGCTCAAACTCAACGGCATCTGGTGGCCGAGAAACAGTTGACTTTTATTATAGTAATGAGTGGGTTTTAATACCTTCTGATGGAAAACAGGTAAACACACGAAATACTGTTCAATATAGAATTAGGGTCTATAAAAGAACTCCCCAACAAGGCAACCAATTGGCTATTAATTTTCTTGGCGATAACGAAGAAGGTGGCGTTAACGTAACTGCAACTGCCAACGCAAATTTTAAGGGAAAAATAACTGGAATAAAACAAGAACCAGAACGAAACGTAGGTGGAGGTTCTGGCACAGTATTTTGGTTTAATGTTACTTCTGACGTACAGACTACTGCTAAGCCAGTAATAAGTGTTAAGGTTGGATCATCTACGCCGCTGCCCGCTGATGCCGTTAATTATGACCGTAAAGGAAAAGTACCAGCTGTTAACTTTACTGTCGCAGCAACTAAGCCAACTAAACCTTTTAAATTAATTATTGATGCTATGTTTCCTGGAACTACGTGGGCAGTCCCAAGCCCCCCTCTAGCAGGAACTAGAACTTCGTACTATGACTACTCTGAAAAACCTAATGTGCCAGATTATCAATATAACATAGTTTACGATGCGTGTAAAAAACAATGGTTAGCTTTAAAAATACTATTTACGCAGGTTGCGGGTTACCCAGCGGGAACAGCTAGTAGTTGGATTTTATACAGATTTGACACGGCCGGAACATTAGTTGGCTCACCTGTAAAACAACCTAGTGAGAAATACGCTAAACAATTGCTTCTTAAAGCTAATTCTGCAAACTGTGAAGAGCCAGTAGCCCCTACCCCTGAACCACCAGAGGGTGGATTAACTATACCCAGCACAGATAGTATTACGTACAACCCACCTGCACATTATGTGTCTAGGGGTATATCCCATGGAATACGTGTCGCTGATTACGAAACTGCCATGCGTGAAAATAAAAGCATTGTTATTGATACCTTTAAAGCAAACTCGGTATTTAGTCAATTTGTAGATAGTAGAAATAACCTTGGCCGTATTTTTCAAAGCCAAGGAGCTGCAGAATCTTTAAACGTAGCCACTCAAACAAAGGGTAAAGTACCTATTTTTGGCTTTAAATTTATGTACAACCCTCAAAGCATTAACTATAGCATTCCTATGAATACCTCTATTGACTGGACCTTATCTACTCAAGACCCCGCAAACCTTATTGCTGGAAATATTGCCGTCAATTTTACTTTGTATTTAAATAGAATTGCCGATATGACTGAGTTAATGCCACTAAAAGCAGCGCCAACATTACACTCAAGAAACTACCCTAGACAGCTATCTAAAGAAGAAGTTGAGGGCATTTTACTGCGCGGTACTGAGTACGACCTTGAGTTTTTATATAGATCTGTTAATGGAAATAGAGATATGAAGGGTAACTCTTTGCTTACCTATGATGGAGAGTCTGCAGATAAAGGTTACATAACCGGCGTACCTCTTTGGTTTGTTCTTCACGATAATATGCGATATTATGGCTCTTTACAAAACATATCAGTAGACCACGTTGTCTTTACCGACAAAATGGTGCCGATGCTTTCAGTAGTCAGCATTAGTTTCTTGAGATACCCATCAGGTGCGGCTGTTGATGAGTTCTTAAAGGCTAAAAACAAAGAAGATGCTGCAATACCTGAAGTTGATCCAAACGCAAGTAAAACTGCAAGCACAGGGACGACAACGCCATGATTGATAGAGTATCTAGGTATTACGATGGGCCTCTTGCCCAGGTTAAACATAAGTACACAAA